AAGGAAGGTAATAGCACCCAATGAAGCTTTAGGTACGCTTCGCAGATTAAGCTCTCTAGTGGCGATATCCGTGATGTCTGCAAGGTTCTTGATGTTAGAGTCAAATGAACGCTCAAACAGCCCGTAAGAGGCTATTGAGTCCGCGCTAGAGGTAGTGTAAGTGCTTCCGTATCCTGTGGCGTATCGGTATATAAGGCTGTTACGGAGGCGAGCAGTTTGAGTTGTTGAGCTGATAGAGGTAGGTGTTGCATATGCCCCATCAAGGAAAGTGTAACCATTTGCTGCAAGGTCGTTAGATCTATGGTCTGCGTCATCATATGAGACATTCCCGTCCTTTTCCTCATGGATCTGACCAAGTGCGCTATTGGCAATCTGATCGGCAAGGGTCTGAGACTTAGCAGTTGCGTTAGCAGCCAGAGCAATCATTGTGTAGAAGCCTGTGTCAATAGTGCCAATGTAAGATTCAGCCTCATCCCATGTCGTAGTTGCTGGGTAGGTATCCCATGTGACAGTAGGTGTAACTTCTGCCCATGACAGGTTAAGAGCTGCGCCTAGAATATCTGCGATCTGTTCGCCATCTAATTCCTCAACAAGGGCTGTGTTATAGACAGCCTTGACCAGTTTAGCAAGTGAGCCAATGCCTAAGATTGTGCCTGTGGTGATGTAGCCGCTTTCCTCTGGACTACGCACACCAATGTTAAAGTCTGAGACTTCGCCACCGAATACAGTGACATAAGTGCCAGAGCCATTCTTGAGTTCTAAAGTGATTGGCTCTGTGACATTGATGGTAAAAGGTGCATTGTTGGCATTGATGATTTCTACTCGGCAGTAACCTGCTGTGCATTGTCTGTCAATGTCTAAGCGACCAGATGCAAAAGAAACAGAGGTGACAGTCGTATAGACATCATCACCTACTGTTACTCGCCACTCTGGAAGCCATGTCATGCGATTGTATAGCCTCTCAATGTGCCGCGTGTAGCTGCATCTGTGAGGACTTGATCGATTGCTTCTGCAATAGCGTTAGGGTCTCCGATGCCTGTGTTTACAGTAATGTTCACACCTGCTGGCACTTGTCGCCCTGTGCCGTTAGAGCCTAAGCCCACGCCAGAACCGCCAGAGTCAGTCACAGTTGTAGGAATTTTTGCACCTACAAAAGGTTCATATCCCCCTAGCGTAGCTTGTTGTGCAGCGGTCAATGACTCAAAAGCACTAGCTGCTGTTCCCTTAAAACTTTCCAATGCTTTGGCTACTGATGCGTTAGAAGGTGCAACAGATGCAGTCATGCTAGGGATCTTGATCTGTCCTAGTAATGCAATAGCGTCTTTAAGATTTTGTAGGTTAATCAAATCCTTTGGTAATAATGTGTCAAGAATGGACTTAATGTCCATGAGTTTTACATTCTGCTGACCTAGTACCCCTAAGACCTTTAGATCCTCATTAAGTTTCTTGGTTGCAGCAGTAATGGCTGCTTCATCCTTAGCAGCAATAGCATCTTCAAGGGCAAGGATTGACTGCTTGACATTCAGGCGAGCGGTATCGTTAGCAATCTGCAAGACCTGTGATGCAGTAGTTGCCTTTCCTAATTGCTCAGCCTGAGAGGTTAGGGCTGCTGCAATCTGGATCTTGTCCATGTCAAAGATTTCGCTACCCTTGTTAAGAGCAAGGTTAGCCTTGTCAATTGCAGTAGCAAGTCGTTTGTCCTTTAGGATCTTGGCTTGATTAGCAGCTTGAACGCCTGTAAGTTTTGCCATTGCCGTAGCATTCTTTTTAGCAATTACATCCGCTCGCTGAGTATCCTGTGAGGATACAGTCATTGAGATGTTACCGAAACCTTTACCATCACCGAATAAACCGCCAGATGGAGCAAAAAAACTAGGATTCTTAAAAATGTCTTTTGTGATCTGGATGAACTTTCCAGTCTCGCGCAAAAAGCCAGCCATTGCGTTGGCAGCTCGATCGATCTTACCAATTAAGTCATCAATTGAAGATGAGTTAGATGCAGTCACAAAAGCATCTACTAGACCTTTGCCGATAGTTTCTTTAGCGTTATTTCCTGCAACAGTTAATTTAGCCAGTGAACCTGCATAGGTATCTGCTGCTGCTGTTGCTTGCCCTGCAAAAAGTGTCGATAGGCGTGCTTGGATTTCCTCGAACGATGAAGATGTAAGCTCTGCTTTTGATAGTCCAACGCCTAAGCGACCAAGTGCTTGAGTCTGTCCAAGGTATGCCTTTTGTAAGCTTTGTGAAACCTGTGTGAGGCTCTTACCTGTACCTGCTGAAATGTCTAATGCAAGTCCGAGCAATTCTTGAGACTTGGTAACATCACCTGTTGCACGAAGCAACCGATCCATGGCTGGACGAAGCTCATCATCAAGCACGCCTGTCTGCAATTCGAGCCGAGAGATAAAGCCATTAACTGTGCTGGCATTTGAGCCGTAAGCAAGTCCTAAATTCTTAAGAGTTTGACCTAATGCTCTGGCTGCCTTGTCATCTTCTGCAAACGCCTTAACGGATGCTTTACCGAATGCAAGGATTTGTTTAGTACCGAATGCTAAAAGCAAGCCACCTGCTAATTTTTTGACACTCTTATTAAGTTTATCTGTTGAAGTTTCTGCTTGCTTGAAAGCCTTTTTACCCGTAAATTCTGCGGCAATGTTAATGGCTACATTACTCATGCGGCTCTCCTTACATCTACGATGGCTGTTCTACGATTGAACTTTTGTGTAGTGTTTTCAATAGATTTAAACACGGCGGCATTAGCGCGACCTTGGGTTTTAGCCCATGCTCTAAAGATTAAACGACCCATCATGCGATGATCCCCACGGCGATTAGGTCCATATAGTTGTCCTAAGTTAGAAATAAACTGATTACCTGCATAAGGATTGTTAGAGCGTGAAACACCTTTAGACGCTCCACCTGCTTTAGGTCCGACCCAATCCTGACCTTGACCATTCTTACGACCAGCAGTCTCAAAGATCGCACCTTGCATAGATTTATTCTGAATGCGTATTGCATTAACAAAACCTGCTTTATTAGGTTTTGATGCTGATGTTTTATAGATAATGCCTCTACGGATTTCCGCAGCATCATACTTAGGAAAGCGCGCACCCTTAGAGGTTTCTCGCTTAGTCCAGCCAGACATAGGCGATGCTAATGGCACATAAGATCTAGCCTCATTAACAATAGGCTTAAGAACTGCACCAAGCTCTTTGTTCAATTCTTTTGCTAGATCAGGTGCATAAGTATTCAAGGCTTTCTTAAGAGCGACCGCGCCTACGACTTCTGTTGGCATCGCTCACCTCTTTCGCTTCATCCTTGAGCCCTTGCACAAGTGCATCGAGCATTGTCTTGTCTAACTCCAACAACTGCTGTGGCGCGATTCCCAACCTAATGCTTAGCCTAGCAATCAGGTAGGTGAATGGAAGATCGCGCTTTAAGCTAAAGGGTCTGAGTCTAGAACCTCGACACTCTTAAGTGTCTCGATGAACTCAATCCCGAAAGGCTTAACAGTTTCACCTGATCTGCGTGTGACTTCCCATGCTAACCAATAGACATCGCTTTGCTTTTCTTCATCGCGGAACGCCTTATGGAAGCCCTTTTTAGCGTACTGCTCAAACGAATACTCCACGGCTGGAGTGATCTCGCCTTCCAATACGCTTCCATCTGTACGAACGATCTTTAGTTTTGCCATGAGTTTGCCCCTTTATTAGTTTTTTAGAATGTGCCTGTTGTGGCTACTGCAACTGTTGAGTTAGCAGTGAATGTGATTGACTGTGTGGACATATCGCCAACAGCACCATTGATGTCTGTTGTGTTGTTCACTAGAAGTGACACTGTGTAAAGAGGGTTAGTAGCAGATACTGCTGTTCCCTTTTCCTGTAGGAATACACATGTGACTGTTGTACCCCATGCAGCTTGTAGTGTTGCCAATACATTCGCTGATGCTGTGTCATTAAGGAAGTCGATTGTTACAGATGATGCTTCCAAGCCCTTAACGAACTTGTGTGAAGAATCGCCCATTGCTGTAACTTCTAGCTCATCGAATGTGCGGTTTAGTGTAATGCTTGTGACATGGTCTGAAAGATCAACGGAGTTAATCTTCACACCGACTTTGTTATTTAGAAATACAGCCATGAGATTATTCCTCGTCTTTCTTGGTAGGTACTGGCTTTGGTGCTGGTGTGCTTACTTGCCCGATTTTCTTCAGGAAGTCAGCGTTTTCTTGTTCCCACTCGGACATGTTTAGCTCCAACTCGTTAGGATTGATACGGACATCTCGCAGCTGAGCAGGTCCCCCGAAGCAGCATTGAGAATACTTGGTGCGCTTATTGCGCTTACATTATAGACGAGAGATGATGCTGCGAGCTTTGCGAACACGCTACAAACAGTATCTTCGATGCCGTTAAGATTTCCTTCATTGTCAAACAATGGAACAGTCATAACAATCTTAAAGTTAGCCATTGGGCTAATTGTGATGTGCTGATTGTTGCTAGGTGTTAAATAAGGATCATCTGGAGACACGATCACAGAGTTAGCAAGAACTGTTGCTGGTGGAAAAGCAAAAGTCTGCCACTTAGCGTTATCGACTAAAGCAGTTGCTAATGTGGTTCTAAGTGTCGTTATGGCTACAGGTGGCATTACCCCACCATTGAATTAGGGCTCAGCGCGTGAGCGATCAATCCTCTTACCTTAGCGAGTAGCTGTGCGCTCATTCGATAAGGTGAGGGCTGGAAATCGACTGCGTTACTGCCTGAAAGGGTGGCTGTACGCGCTTGCCAGATTTCAACAGCGATCATCAAAGCTGCATTTTGAATTGCGGCATCTTGTGACCAGTCAACATAAGTGTCTGCTGATACTGTGCCGAAAGGTTGAACTGGATGCTCTACTGCTGGAGTGTTGTTGTTGCCTGTGATTGCGAGATTACTCCAGCAGTGGAGTATTCGTTCGAGCAGTACGCTAAAAAGGGCTTCCATAAGGCGTTCCGCGATGAAGAAAAGCAGAGCGATGTCTATTGGCTAGCATGGGAAATAACACGCAGGTCAGGTGAGTCTGTTAAGCCTTACGGGATTGAGTTCATCGAAACGCTGAAGAGCGTAACTGTTGAGGACTCTGACCCTTTAGCTTAAAGCGCGATCTTCCATTCACCTACCTTATTGCTCGATTGAGCATTAGGTTGGGGATTGCGCCACAGCAGTTGTTGGAATTAGATAAGACCATGCTAGATGCGCTAGTTCAAGGTCTAAAGGATGAAGCGAAAGAGGTGAGCGATGCCAACAGAGGTAAAGGGCGCGGTAGAGCTTAGAAAAGCCCTCAGAGAGTTCACTCCAGATCTAGCTAAGGAAACACAAAAGGAAATCGGTGCAGTCTTAAAGCCGATCACTGCCAAGGCGCGTGGATTTATTCCTAGCACTTCACCTTTAAGCGGTTGGGCAAAAGAAGGCAGCGGCACATGGGGCAGCAGACTCCAGTGGAGTTCAGGCGAAGCTAAGCGCGGCATTGGATACAAGGCAACACCTTCCAAGCCTAATCGTTCTGGCTTTCGTTCCCTTGCTCGCATTATCAATGCTTCACCTTCTGGCTCTATTTATGAGACTGCTGGTCGCTTGCATCCGCAGGGCAGACCCCAAGCACCTATGTCAGCAGTTGTTGCTCCACGACATCCCGACTTTGGCAAGATGACTCGTTCTGGTAATAAGAATCAGTCTATGAGTAATAACCCTAACGCTGGACAACAGTTTGTCGATGCTCTCAATAGCACAGGCAAGATTGTCAATGCTTACCAGCGAGCAGAAGGTCAGCGCGGTCGTGCTTCTCGTAAGATGAAGGGTCGCGCAATTTTTCGTGCTTGGGCAGAAGATCAAGGAAAGACTCAGGCAGCTGTGATCAAAGCAATTGAGAAGTCAAAGATTGAGTTTGAGAAAAGGACTATGGTGCGCTAATGGCAGCAGATGTAAGAATTGACATAGCCGCCCAGTTTGTAGGTAAAAAGGCTTTCAAAGATGCAGACACCTCTGTTGACAAACTTAATAAGAATGTAAAGACTCTTGCTAAGAGCTTGCTGGCTGTTTATAGCGCACAGCGCATTCTGTCATACGGCAAGGCTTCAGTTAAGGCTTTTGCAGAAGATGACAAAGCAGCTAAGGCATTAGGCACTACTCTAAAAAATCTTGGACTTGCTTATGGTGCGAATGTAGGCACTGTCAACGGCTTTATCAATCGCCTTGAAATGCAGACAGGTGTGCTTGATGACGAGCTACGCCCCGCCATGGATCGCTTCCTACGCGCTACCTTGGATGTTACTAAGTCTCAGGAATTGCTAGGCTTAGCCCTTGACATTTCAGCGGGTACAGGCAGAAGCCTCACTCAGGTTTCACAGTCACTTCAGAAGGCTTACCTAGGGCAGACTCAGGCACTTGGTCGCTTGGGTGTAGGACTCACAAAGGCTGAACTTTCAACATCCACATTCGAGGAAATCCAAGCCCGACTAGCGACACTGTTCGCAGGTCAGGCAGCAGCGGCAGCCGATACCTATGCAGGTTCACTTGCTAA